TGCTGGTGCTGCTGGCTTGTCCTTGGCTTCTAGTTTTTCTAGTTTGCCTAGGATGCTGTAGATATTGTCGTGTGGATGATTCTTGCTCATAGTATTAACCTTTAGTTGGGTCTGAAATCTTGTTTTGGCTTGTCCCAACTGGGCTAGCTTTGCCTTCGGGCGAGTCAACGTTGAATTTGGCTTTTTCTTTGCCGCCTTCGGCAAATTCAAATTTACGTGATTCTAATTCTTTCATTAAACTACCGATACGACTTTGACCAGCTAGTTCTTGTGCGTTAGGTGCATCTTTTAATTCTGTTTCGTCTAGTAAGGCACCGGTATGATCTTTGCCATACGCTTCGGCTTCGTCTGTATCTACTGCTTCGCCCAAGGTACGCACAACAATCCAATCAGGATTCAATGCTGCACGTTCTTTTAGCGTTTGGCGAATTTGAGGAACTGTTACAGGATATGCTACTTTGATGTCAAATGTCCAGCACTCACAAGGTCCCCATTGTGGAAATTCTCTGTGTTCCTGAATTGGCAAACTTTTTACAGCACTGATGCTTTCAAGTTGATAAGTTTCTAACGCATTTTTAATGCGTTCCATAACTTCGCCCCTTGGGTTTACGGTCGCTAATTTAACGCGAAACTCGTAGGGTTTGTTTAATTCAGCAATGTAAGTTTGGAATGGTTTCATCATAATAATCCTATATTCTATATTTAGCCTTTTTGATCTTTTTGTCCCAGGATCTGCTTTAGCAGTTCATTGCGATCAAGCACAATGCCTTGCCCTTCAATGGCTTCTTCACCTGGTTCTTTGGTGTCTTTTTTGATCTGATGATCCAACCGCGCTTTGGCCAGCTGTAGTTGTACCATCTTGAGTTTTTTGTCTAGTTTGGCTGTTTTGGCGGTGATAGCGTGTCCCAACATTACGCCAGCTGTTTGTAGTATAACTCCGCTAAATCTTGGTTCTACATTCATACCCAAATCAATGAGATCCTCGGCTTTGTCTTGTGCCAAACGTGCCAGTTCATCCAGCTCTTGATCCCCAGTTTCTAAATCACGTACTGTGGGCAAGGCTGCATCTATACGATCAATGGCACGATCTACTTCGGTAATTATTTCGCGATTTTCATTGACAAAACTGGTGCTGTCTGTGACAGCCGGATCTGTGGTGTTTTCTTGTGGTGTTAAATTAAACAGTTCTTCTAATTTTTTAGTCATACAAATATTTACTCTATTTAACTACGTGATTTATTAATTGCTTGGCTAGATCTGTGCGTTCTTCATAACTGTTCATACCCAGTATAGAAATGGTATACTTTTTGTTGTGCCGTTCAACCAGCATAGACATAGAATAACCCGACTCAACGCTGAGACCAGTTTTACAAAGTTTGATTGATGTTCCAAACATATCCAAAAGCTGTTGGTTGACGTTTTCCATATAGGTTTCACGCACCGTGGTTTTGACAATGTTGTTGAGTTCTACTAGATAACTGTATTGGCCAGCAGCCAACATTATTTTTGTAAGATCATTTGGTGTAGACACATTGTCAGGAAAGCATCCGTGAGGCTCATTGAAAAATGTGTCAAGCGCACCCAACTGTTTGACTTTGGTGTTCATATCTGCCACACATTGTTCGTAGCCCGTTGAGTAGTTGGCGGCCAAAGTTTCTGCCGCTCCGTTGTCGCTGGTAACCAAGGCGGCTGTCAGCAATTCGCGTCTGGTATATTCGGCTTCGGGCAATTGAAATGCTGTCCTGTCGTATTGTTTGTCGATTAGGGGTCGTGTGGATCTATTTTTATAGGCTACTACAGCATCCAGGTCCTGCTGGTCATCGAGTACCACCATTGCTGTAACCAATTTGGTTATGCTGGCAATTGAGCGTTGTATATCGCTGTTGGTTTTTAACAATATTTTGTTGTCGGTGGCGTTGTATACCAGTATACTGGGCTTTGAAATTGACATAGCAATATTTATTCTTGCTATTTCTTGCCTTGGTGGAAAATCTGATCTTCAGTAACTACCCGAAATGTCAGCCCGTGCGCTTTGCACCAGGCTTGAGCAGCTTGCCATTTGGCCATATTGAGTACAGCGGCCGCTTGATCACGGATATTTTTGGCACCTTCTAGTGTGGTTTCTTTTTTGGGTTTGACCTCAACTACCTCGGCACGTTGATTGCCGGTGGCATCTTGATAGGTAATTAAAAAATCCGGAACGTAGATAGTATTTTTGCCAGTCAAAGGATTACGATAGTTGATGTGTACTGCTTCGCTAGCCCATTGCAGTATGCTGGGATTGTTGTCACAGAACTGCATAAACACATACTCCCAGCTTGACCGATAGGTGGGTTGTTTGTTTCCCACATACTTGGCTGGATTTATTAATTGGTATTTGCCTTGTGCGTACTTGCTCATAACAGTATAAGTCTGTCAATGTAAGGATTAGATTTTTTTTGATCCTTGACACCAACAAAGCTGGTTGGAGCTCGATTGGAATTTAAAAACGCAGCCAGGTAAGTGTTGAGTTGACCTTTTGGTAAACTTTGAAAATCACTCAGTATTGACAAGGGATTTATGCCTTGGCTTTGTGCTGTGTACAATACTGCCGCAGCCAAGTTGTGTGCCGATTTTTTATTTTGTGTATATTGTTCAAAGAACGCAATGATAGCATCGTTGGCTGGACCAGTACTGTAATCAATTGAATAAAAATTATTAAAATACTTTTGTGTTGATACCAAGGCGCTACTGAGATTGGGACCTTGCAAGTTGGTAGCTGTGGTGTATTGTTGATTGGTTGACATTGTTAACCTCCATCCCAGCCAGCTGGGTTTGATGCATCAATTGATCCATCGGCGTTTAACGTTGCTTTGGTAGCTGTTAAATCGTTGACTGAATCGTGTACGTAATTGTAAGCGTCGCCGGCGGCAGTGGCAGCCTTGCTGGCAAGACCGCCCAACAAAGATGATGATCCTGCCTGTAGTCCACCAGAAATAGCTTGTGTTGCATATTGAGTCGCACCACCAACCAAAGTTGCGGCTGCGGCGGCCGGATTACTGATTGCAGCGGCCAGACCACCAACCAAGTTGGCTCCACCAACGCTGCCTAGACCCAAGTCGCCGAGTACTTCGTTGGCAGCTGAATTGACCAGTTTACCTAGTTGCCCAACCACTTGATTTGCAATACCAGCAACACCAGCACCAATTGCTCCGGCTGCGCCGGCCTTTAACTGTTGACCAATCATGGAAAAACTTGGTATGCCTGCGCTCAAACTTCCCAGGTTAGGTATACTGAATCCACCGCTATTGACTCCACCGCTCAGGGTTGACAGTATAGTAGCGCCACCAAATGCAGCAGGAAAACTGCCAACTGGTGTTTGTACTAGACCACTTTGCAAACCTGTTTGTGCAAATGATCCTTGTGTCATATAATTGTTATAGGCCAAATCTTGTATGCCATCGCTGGCTCTAGTAACACCACCCATACCATCATCAACCCAGTCAACACCATTGGCAGGTGCCAGCGGACTTTGTTTGGTATCGTAATGTAGATCAACAAAGCCGCCGGCTGTGTCTGAAGTTGTATATCCGGTTAGATATTTTACTGTTTCAAATTGAATACTCATCGAATGCTCAACCAATTCACTGCCGCCTTGTGCGTGTGAACCGTGGCTGAAGCTGGTAATGGTTGGATTGACCAATTGGTATTCGCTAAACTGACGTTGATATAAACTGTATATGCGGATAGCCTGTATGTATTGGTACTGTTGATATCCAGCCGAGTTGTTGTAGCTAGGAGCCGGACGAGGACTATAGCCCCAATCAAAACTGGCACGACTTTGATATTTGTGTATGCCTTGGTAAGTTACATCGGCATAGTCGCTGTCACGATAGAAGTAGCTGTAGTAGTCATACCAAAAGTTACGAACGTTGTCAGCTTGGTCATCGTGGAATACAATTTGTACCGGATCGTATTTGATTTTGTTTTGCACAATGTTCACACGATTGTAAGCATTGTGTATTTTGGTATCAATGGTGTATTTTGGCAAGCCTACACTTTTGACAATCATACCTAATTCTTGTGCAGCTGTGTTTGATACATTACTGATCAAAGGATTGAAATCAAACTCTACATAAAATAAGAAACCGTATTTGGGACTGAGACGATAATTGCCATCCAAGAAAATTTTCTTGGCGTGTTGATAATCCTTGAGAATAGCTTGACCGCCCAGAGTTGTATCGTAGTCTGATGCAGGTTTGGCTGGCGCGGCAGCAATTAGGTCTTGTATGGCACTCATACTAATATTTAGTCCATAAAAAAACCCGGGTTTTAATCCGGGTTTGATTAATATTCAATCTATTACGCAATAGTAGTAGATGAGTTATTTCCACGAGTTGGTGAAGTTACTGCGCTTGAGTCTTGATTGATAGCTGTTTGAATAGCATTATCGTACTTAATAGTCAATGCAATCATGACAGGCTCATTGCTCTTGTAATCCATTGCACCCCAGTCAACTTGACTTAGGAAGCAACCACTTAACTGCCAGCTTTCTAGAATGTTTGCTTGTGCTACGCCATTGGCGCCATCCAGCATATCATACTCTAGTGTAAACTTGTAGTCGGCACCAGACACAGCACTCTGTTGTTCCAAGAAGTCAAACTGTTTCTGTACTTGTGCGCTGACCAATTTACTTACTGCACCAGTAGCATCGTCACGCAAGTTGATAGTAACGTCTTGCCACTCTGGTTTACCTTGTAGGTATACTTTGCTGTTGTAAACATCAATGGTGATTGGGTTGAAGTTTACGTTTGGACGCTTGATATCAGCAACCTGACGTGTTAAGTCAGACAGTTGTCCTGCGCCTGATCCAAAGCCTGTAAATATCGCACGAAAGCGATATTGTAACTTTGGCATTAACAGTCCGCTACCATTGTCTGGTGCTGGGACTGTAAATTTACTCATATTTGCTACGGCCATATTATTCTCCTAGTACTCTTATTTATCGTTAACCTAATGATGCAATTTGACCAGGATTGTAAATCGCGATTGGAATGTAGATAAACTCTACGTCGCGTACTGGTTCAATGGCCACATCAACATACAACTGATTATTAGCAATCGTGCTTGAAGTATTGTTACTTGTATCGCAGATTACCAAGAAGTCGTATAAACCGCGCTTGCTTAGAACATCGTGCAAGGCGTTTTCAATTTGCTTCTGAATAGATTTTCTTGTTTGTGTATCATTTGGTTCAAATAGGTATCCATTGGAAACACTCTTGAATGCTGTACGCAAGAAGTTCTCTAGACGAACTACGTTTACACGGTCTCTTGCACTGGTAAATGGATTCTTGGTGATTTGACCCCAAACAACCAAACCTGTGCCAGGCAATTGAGTCAACGGATTGATTTGCTGTGTGTACAATGCATCACGTAGACCTTGATTGATTGAGTTGTGTACCCATTCGCCGCTTGTGGCATCTACGTAACCAATGTCGCTTAGGTTGCTGATCAAACCACGGTGTGCGCCAGCTGGAGCAAACCAAGGATAGCTTACATTGTCGTTGTACATAAATGTACGCAATACTGCGTGACTTGCTGGTACAACAACTGTGTTGCCACTTAGGTCGTTTGTACGGCCTGCTGGGTAGTAAACACCTAGATATGGATCAGCTGTTGCTAGACCATTGCCGTTGGTGTTGTTGTTCCAATTAGTGATATCAATTGCGTTTGCAGCCAATGTCATTGGTGTGTCGCCAATAACAAATGCTGTGTTTGCACGATCGTTGTTTAGCTCAACCAAGTTTGGAATCAACTCTGGGTAACCAGGTGCAACCAACAGGTTGAAAGAGAACACATCGCTACGTACATCAAAGTTGCTGTCTACAGCACCCTTCATTGCAGCTACAACGATAGCACGTTGAGCAGCTGAACCGGCGTGCATTACGTCCATATCATCAAGACCACTAGCACTTACCCAAGCGTCTGTGACAGTTGGGAATGTGACTGGGAAGCCGTTGTTATTTGGCTCTGGTGTGAATGCTGTGCTGTTGAAATAATTCTTGTGGAATCGTTTAACATTGTAACCACTGCGACGTGTGTTGAACAACAACATACCACGTGGATACAATGTTGGATTTGGACAATCCAAATCAACATAGTTACTGCTCAATAAAGATTTGATTGTTGGCAATGCATCAGAAGCAACGTTGCTTTGACCGTTTGTGTCCCAACGTGCATCAGCAAAAATAATACCATTGCTGCTTACGTGGTCGGTATTGTCAATTGCTGCCCACTTGCCAGTGTTTGTGTTGTAACGACTCAACTTTGGATAGTTGATCAAATCGCTTGTATCCAACCATAAATCACCATCACTCAATGGAGTACCATCGCTTTGTGCCACAGGCTTGCTGGCGCTTACGATAACACCATTTGGATCAGTGTTGGTCAAATTAAAGTTACGAATATCAGTACCGGCACGCAAGTAACCTTTCCATTGAGTACCTGTGTTGATCATGATGTCAACTTCGGTTGGATTGCTGTAATACCAATAGGTACCATCAGCCGGTGGGTTGTATGGCTCGCTGGCGCTGTAAATTACGTTTGCTGTTTGGTTAGCAAAATTTGTGCCTGTTACTACACCAGTTGTTGGGCTAACTGTAAAGTTAGATCCTGAACCAGCGGTAAAACCAATTAGGCTTAGAATACCTGTTGTAACTGGTTGCAAGAAAATTACACCACCAGCTGTGTGCGATACTTGTACAGCACCGTTGACCACAGTTGCAGAAATGTATGGGACACCGGCTGATAAAATAGCTGTTACTACATCTTGTACACCAGTACCAGCCAATGTGACTGTGGTGTATGTAGGAACTGTTGACGAGCCTGGTACAGTTGCGCCAATTGCAAAAGATTCTGTACCTTGGATTTGACTTTGTGGGTCAAACTGTCCAGCAGTCATATAAGTGACACCGTTTCTTAGTGTAGTAATTAAACGTAAGAAATTGTATGTACCATCAGTTGGTGTAGTGATAAAG